CTGCCCTGCGAAGTCTTTCCATCCCATCCGGCACCGCGTTGGCGGACACCGCTGCTCTAGCTTCCAACATTTGCTCAATGATCTGATACCACTCTCGGCTACGGTGGTGCGGTGCGCTGTTTTGCAGGAACTTTTCGGCTCTGTTGCGCAGGTCTCGTAGCGGCGGAGCTTCACTCGGCAGCGAGTCGCGGAGGGCGAGGATGGATGCTGTTGCCGCACGATTGTAAGCATCGCGCGCACCATCAGCAGATTTACCACGTCTACATAATCGGCACAGTCCGCGACGGCCACCATCAATTTCCTCCAACGGAACATGACGTTTGCACCCGCGACACTTGCTCATTATCTGCCTGGTACGCTCAGACATTGCTGCTTTTCTCTGATCGCCTCTTGAGGATAACAGCAACAGCTTGAAGATAATCTTCCAGCGAAGCTATTGCGAAGCACAGCGGACACATTTCGTTCTCGCTGTTCCAGTGTCGGATAGGTGCGTGCCCATCTTGGCAGAAGTGTGGCGCTCTTTCAGACTGCGCCGCCGTCAATGGCTTTTCGTCGTTGGTCATTTCTTTCTCCCGTTCGGAGTGCCGGCTAACAGATGCACGGCTACGCGCACTGGGACGGGAAGTCGCCAGCCGTGCGGTTGCTCGCGCAAGTCGCGGCGAGTTTTGATGTACCCGTAGTTCTCTTCAATGAAATCCCGCGCCGCTCGTCGCGTCCTGAACAGCACAGGCAGGCAATCTGCATTGATGAGATGCGTGCTGAGCCCTTCATTAAGATGGTTGTTAGACTGCCAGAGCGCACCCCACACGACGGGCTTAGCCAATGTCGACGCCGAGCTCGCGCAACGCCGCCTTGCGCTTTTCTTGAAGATGCCTCAGGTAGGCGGTGAACTCGTCGAGGTGCGCGACGATGTCGCACATGATCGTCGTCTCGTCGCTGTCGTCGGTCCATACGAGCAACGTGACGCTTGACGGCTGTTCGTACTTCTCGCCGTCCTTCATGGCCTCGGTGATGGAGTTGAGCGAGCGGCGGAGCCATTCGGCTTCTAGAAGTTCGTCGAGAGTCATGGCTTCTTCTCCTATAAAGGACGCTCTAGAAACTGAGCGAAAGGCCGATGCGCGTAGCGTTGACGTGAGGCAAGCCGAAAGCCTCTGGCGGCGTGTCGATGTAGATCTGCTCGACCTGACCGCTGAAGCGTTTGGTGAAGTGGTATTTCACGCCGAGGCTCGCGCCCCAGGTGTGCTCCTTCCTGCTCTCGGTCGCGGTTGCCGTGCGCTTGTGCTGGTACTCCACGTTGTAGGCGCTCGCGCCGAGCAGGAGCTCGAGCTTGTCGGCGAGCGGCGCGCGCAGCCTCGCGGTAACCGATTACCGCGCACCGTCCACTCGTCGAACGTAGCAATCGTGTAAATCGAACCAATCTGGTATTCGCCGAGCCTGCCCGCCTCCAGGTCGAACCAGCGCGTCGCGTACCCGATGCTGAGCTCTGGGGTCAGAGTCATCAGGCTGAGCGTACCGTAGGGCTGGGCGTTGACTGCACCTGCGCCGAGCATGGTAATGATGAGAAGTATTCGTTTCATGGCGTTGTCTCCTGTCGTTATGAATTGTCTGAATTAGGTATGGTGGCGCCCTCCTGCGGGACCACGTTGAAGAAGCCGAGCCGCCCCTTGCAAGGCTCAAATTGCATGGGCTTGGGGTCGCGTAGCAGGAAGCCGTGCGGGCCGAAGAACCATTCCGACTCGCTCTCCGTCACGCAGTCCACCAGTTCGACGGAGCCAACGATGCCGCCACGCGCGAGTGAGTCGAACGGCGGCAGTAGACGCAACGGATCGACATTGGCCAGCGTGTCTTGACCGTTCCGGTATTCGTCCTTTGTCATGCCATTGCTGGCGTGGATCAGGAACCGGCCGCGCACCTTCGTAGGCCAGTCCCGGTTCTCGATGTCCTTGCCGGCGTGTAGGATCATCCAAGCCCATGGTTGCCGGATTGATAGTGCAAGAGTGGTCATGCCGGTAATTCCTGCACGCGCAAATTCTCGGGCCACTCGGCCGGGTTGGCGCCGGCGCGGTCTTTAAGCCGCCAGCCTGGTCGCTGCTCCATGATTCCGACGAGCTCGTTCCCTGCGCTGGTGTAAGGCTTGCCGGAAAAGGGATTGGAGCCTAGCTGCTTCATGAACACAGGAACATTTGCTGACTTGCATTGACGGATGATTTTCACGGCCCAATTTACGTCGAACGGCCGCGCCTTCGCGCCGCCCTGCGCGCTCTCGCCGCCGACAATCGCCCATCGAATCTCGCCGACCAAGATGCCGCGTACGCTACGAAAAGAGGCGCCGGAACGACAGAATGGCTGAAAGCGCGAGAGGTCGATTGGCCCAAGCTGCGGTTCCAGCGACAGAAAATGAAGCGCCGCCGGTGTCGCCAGCAGCTTCGGAATGTCCCGGTCGGCCTCCTCCTGGTTGACGACCGACACGCCGAGCCAAAGATTATCTCTCCAACCGACGTCTGCGATCATGCGAGCGACGTTGCCGATGCGCTTCGTCAGCAGCAGCCACGTCAGGTGTGGTGTCCGGGTAATAAGCAGGAACAAGTCATTGCGCCACTCGACCGGCACTTCGTTGTCGAACGGATCACACAGCGACGGGAACACGGTCCAGCGTTGGCCGGTGGCCGCTGCCTTCTTGTTCCACTTCAGCGGCTGGTCCCACTGCTTCGTGCGGTAGCGCGGAACGCCAACGCCCCAATGCTCTGCGCCGCCGTAGCGGTGGCGCTTATCCAACTCGCGGGCGTAGCAGTTGTCGCACCCCGGCGAGACTTCGGTGCACCCGATCCAGGGATTCCAGCTCGAGGTCGTCCAGGCGATGCCGGTGGTTTCAGCCATCTTCGCCGCCCTTCCCGAACGCCTTGTGCTCGATCTGCCGCAGGATCTCCTCCTGCTTCGGCGACAGGCTGCGGTGGTGCTTCCACTCCTCAAGTCGTTCCCGCTCCCAGGAGTTGATGCCGCTGGAGCCCCATACGCCGGAGCATTCCTTCTCGATCGCGGCGATGCGCTCGGCGATCGTGCTCATGCCTGGAGTTCATCATCACGTTCGCGCATCGGCCGCAGGTCCTTCCGTGGACGGTCATCGCGCATGATGGATTGCAATACCGGCCAGACGCCATCGGTGGCGAAAACGAAAAACATCCCTTGGTAGGCTGTTTTGCCGTTGCGTGGGTGACCCTGCTTCAGTGCTTCCGCACACATCCGCAGCAGCCACGCATGGAGGCCTTCACCTTCGTGCCTGGTGCGCTTCCAGACTTTCAGACAAGTCTGCGAGGCCCGGTCGATGGCGTGACCGGAGAGATCCAGCTCTGGAGTCACGGTGCCGCGCCGGGCCAATTCAGCCTCGGCGTAGATGGCCTCGCTGTGGTCCGAGTTCACCATCCACTTCAGGTAGCTCACCGGCACGCGGGTGATCCGCTCGCCTTTATGCCGCCCGGTGAGCATACGGTACCCGTGGGTGTTCGGTGTTTCGTCGCTCATAGATCTGCAGGAACGGACTCCCATCCTTGGGTATAGGCGTCCTGCAGTTCCGCGAGATATTCATCCACGAACTGCTTTGACAGTCCCAACGTCTTGTAGGCCTGCTCGATTCCGCGCTCGAAATCGCGGTCATCCTCGTGCTTCGCTGCTTCAGCGGACCCGAGCGTTTTCATCTGCGCGGTGATCTCCGGTGTCAATGCCCCAAGTGTGACGGTATCGGTGACATTGCCGGCGCCGTCGGTCGTCAGTACGGTGATAGTGGCGTTGTCGGCTTTTGCGGTTTCGTGCAGAGCTCGCGCCGCAGCCGCTGCGCTGTCCTCGGTGTTGAACAGTTCTCCGTCAGCATTATGAACGGTGAGGCGCATCCCATCGGCGAGCAGCATCTGGCCCAGCGCCTCGAATTGGCCCTTGTCTGGCTTCACCTGGGCCTTGAATTGCAACTCCACTTTCCCGCCTTTCTTGGCGAAGAAAGTGAAATCCTTGACGGTGACGCCAATGAACTGGACAGTCGTGTTGTCGGGTTGCTTCATGGCGACAACCATTCCGCGGAAGGCATGGTCCCACTCCACGGCGCCCATCTTCGAGAAGCGCGGCTCGCCATCCTGGTCGAACATCATCAGGCGCAGTTTCCCGTGGAACGAGATCAGGATGTCATTGCTGATCGTGGCGGCGATCTTGAGATCGCAGGCCAACACGCGCCCATCCGCCGGTCCTTCCTTCTTGGCGTTGAGATGTACGAGCCGGCCTTCGCCGTCGAGTTCGAATGGGCTCATTCAATCCGGCCACTTCGTCTGGAGCCGCGGCGTGTTGCGCCATTGTTCCGCCATGCGCAACGCCTCCTGCACCTTCTCGTCTGGACAGCCGTGCGACGCGGCGTCCAGCGCCCACTGACCGATGGCGGCCGGCGCGGCACGGTCTGACTCAACCAGCACGAAGACCCCATACCCGCGTCGCACCGCCTTCAGGTAGCAGGGGTTCACCTCGAGCGCAGAGAGCAGCGTGTCAATAATCTGCTTCCCGGTGAAGGAATCCACCAAGAGCTCCGGCTGTTTGCGGAACCAGTTGGCGCGCTCGATCGCGGTGGCGACGGTCATGGGGTGACTGGTGGCCTGCTCGCGGAGTCGCGCGCAATCTGCCAGAACCGCGCGCGCGACCTCGTCGTCGGTTCCCGTTGGTGATGGTCGCTCGTTCATGCGTTGTTCCTTTCTCCCTTAAAATGGAATATCGTCTTCCATGTCATCAAACTTGCTGCCGGTGGGCTTGTGCGTCGCCGGTTGGGCCTTGCTGCTGGCGGCACCAGTTGTTTGCGGCGCCGGTGCGCTGCGCTCCTGCTCGTCAACCCCGCTGGGGCGGCTGCCGAGCATTTTCAATGTGTCGGCGAGAACCTCAGTGGTATAGCGGTCCTGCCCCTCCTTGTCCTTCCACTTCCTGGTCCGCAAGCGGCCGTCGACGTAGACCTGCGCGCCTTTCTTCAGGTACTCGCCAGCGACTTCTGCGAGCCGGCCGCGGAATACAATGCGATGCCACTCGGTTTCTTCCTTCTTCTCCTGAGTGGTTTTGTCCTTCCAGGAGTGGCTGGTGGCGACGCTGATGTTGGTGATCGCGGTGCCGTCGGGTAGGTAGCGAGTTTCCGGATCGCGCCCAAGATAGCCAATGAGGATGAGCTTGTTGAGAGAGGCCATCAGCGCAGCTTCGCTTCGGCGTCGGCGATTGCTTGACGGACTGTTTCCTCGTTCAGCGTCCAATCCTTTGCAGTGATCGGCGCGATAAGCACTTCCTTCACTCTCTGGTAGATGCGCCGAGCGCGCACGTCATCGCCGAGGACATCCGCGCAGATGGCAAGTGCAAGCTGCGCCGGGCCGCTCCCGGAGTAACCCCACTCGAAGCCATCAGGGCTGTGGTTGTACAGATCGTGGCGCTGCGGCAACGGATAATCGCGGCGCTCGCTGCCGTCGTTCTGCGTGCGGACCGTGACGTGCGCGCCGTGGTAGCGGTATCCGACGTAGGTTTTCATGCCGGCGCCTGCTGTTGGTCCGGTTCTGGTTCCGGCGCCGGTGGCTCCGCGACGCGGATGTACTGGTGCGCGTCGTTGTTTTTGATGTTGAGACCGAAGAACTTGCCCACGGACTTCGTCTCTTGCAGTTCGGCGTACATTTCCGGCGCCACGTCGGCGTAGTGGTACGTCGCGCCGATGCGGTCGCCCTTGCCCTTGAACTGAATAGCGAGGGTTCGTGTGGCCTGGTCGTAGCCGTAGGCGTGGATCAGGCTGCTGGTACACGGCGTCAGCGCGATGTCGGGGTGCTTCGTGGTTTGTTCCATGTGAGACCTCTCGTTGTTGGTTGGCACTTTCGTGTCTTGGCTATCCTCTCGATGTGGCTACCGGTTTATCCCGCGCGACCATGCCTGGCACGTTGAAATGCTGCTTCTGCGCCTTGGCGATCCTGGTGAGCGACTTCATGTCGAGCGACAGGGTGCCGAGCAAATCGCGTCTTGCAGCGGGCAGGGCTTCGATGCCAGCGATGGCGGCGACGATGAGCTCCTTCACCTTGTCCTCGTCCATCCCTGGCTTGAACTCGGGGACGTAGTTCTCGCGCGATCCGAAACCGGTGAGTTTGGTCTGCTCCTGGACCGGCGGCGCGGCTTGCGCGACGATTGCCCCCTCGAGCTGTGCGGCGGTGGCCTTTGCTTCTCCGTTCTCGATGGCCGCGACAGCCTTCTCCTGCTGCTTGGCTTCCTCTGCAGCAGCAGCGCGAGCCCTAGCCTCGGCTTCCGCCGCAGCCTTGGCGTTGCCCTCGCGGCGAAGCCGCTCCGCATCTTCAGCGGCCTTGCGCTTGGCTTCCTCGGCGGCAGCGGCCTTGGCGCGCGCCTCGCGTGCCTGTTCCTCTGCTCTGGCGCGCTCGGCGGCGGCGCGCTGCTCGGCCTCTTGACGAACCTTGCGCTCGGCGTCCTCGTGGGTGCGGCGCTCGGCGTCGATGCGCTCCTGCTCCTTCTTTTGGTAGCCGAGAAGCGCGTTCTTCAGGTGCGCCTCGGCGGCCGTGAGCGACTGGCGCGCCGGGTTGAAGAATTCATTGGCGGTGTTGACCATCATCCGGGCTGGTTCGATGAACCGCTCCCGCCAGTCCTCGACCAGCTTGAGGCGGCGCTTGATGTCCTTCAGTTCGCTGTTGGCCGCTTGCGCCATCTCGGGGCCGTCGATTACGTATTGACGGGCGAGATCCAGCGCGCCGGTCTCGCGGGCGAGGTCTGCTGCCATTTCTGGCGTCATCACCAGTTGCGCGGAGAGGGGTTTGAGATCAGGAGCGTTCATTTGCAACCTCCTTTGAAGGAATGTGTTTCCAGGCTCGGCCTGCCGCGATCGCGCGGATCGCGGTCGGCGTAACATCGAACTGCCTCGCCAGCGTGCGATTCTTCGCTCCAGCGGCGAGCAGTCGCTTGATCTCAATAACTTGTACGACCTTCAGCTTCGACGAATGAAGCCGCTCTCCGCGCGCTTGCCGGCCTTTGGCGAGCTTGTCCGCTATGTTGTCAGCCTGGGTTCCGAGGAATAGGTGATCCGGGTTTACGCAGCTCGGGGTATCGCATCTGTGCAAGATATGAAGGCCTGCCGGGATCGCGCCGTTCTTCAGTTCCCAAGAAATGCGATGGGCGCGGATTTGTTTGCCATCGATCTTCAGCAAGCCGTATCCGTACTGGTGGTGATTACCAGTCCATTGCCAGCAGTCGTTAGCTTGTCGAGCGACTTTCTCCATAAGGCGCTGCTCGAGACTTTTTGCAAGACTAGGCCACCGTGGCATGCACTCTCTCCGGATAGTATTTCTCCTTCCAGCGGTGTTGTTGAAGACAGGCGAGAAAGGCGACGAAGTCCTGGCCATCCTCGAATTGGGTGAGTCGGTAGGTACCGTTCTTGCGGAGTTCGAGTGCGAAGCGGTGGCGATCCGGTACCCGGAAGTCTTTCTTGCCATCGGTGTCGTTCCACAATTTGGTGTAGGCGGCTGTCTGCAAGCCGATCGCTGGGCCGCCGAACAGGCTACGCTTCACGTCGAGGTTTGCGGGGCCATTGATCTTCTTCAGCTTCAGCAACAAGCCAATCAGGTCAGGCGTGCCGGCGAAGCGCAATGTTGGGTGATACATCTTGCGCTCGGCGTTCCAGCACTCGAAGCCGGTTTCCTCCTTGAAACGGCACCACGCTTCGTAGGGTCCCTTCATCCATGCAGTGCTCTCATCGCCGAGCAGATGGTCGATGTCGAGTTGACCGTTGCAATCCAGTTCCACCATCTTGTGGACCGCGATGCCCTCCTGGCGCGCGGTCTCGAGCCGATCCGGCGGGATCATCGAGTAATCGATGAGCGGCGCGATGATGCGCGTCACGTTGGGAACCACAACGCCGTTCCAGCGGTAGATGTGCGTGGGTTCATCGAAGGTGAGCATCAGGCTGGAGCAGGGTTGCGGGTCCAGTCCAGCACTTCATTGACGCGAGCTTTCGGCATCGTCTCGAGGTCGAAGCCGAACTTCTTGGAGAGATCGGCAGTACTGAGGCATGCGGATTCCAGCCGCGCCTTGACGATGTTGACCTGCCCAGGCGTCGCCGGCGTCTGATCCTGCGGCACACTGCTGGCCGGTCTCGCCCGCGGCGCGCCGCGCGTCTCCTGCCGCTGTTCAGTGGGCTCGTCATTGGCACGGCCGCCGTTGCCATCGTTGTCATCGAGCGTGCTAACGTTGAAAATCATCAGCTTCAGGTAGCGGCGCGCGTAGGCGTTCGTCGAACCGCGCGCCTGTACCATCGTCTTGTTGGTGGTGCCTTGCGCACCAGCAACGTCCGGGGGTAGGTCGATGTGATGTCGGCGACTGTGCCCTTCCGAATGCGAAACGATGGCGACCGTGCGCAGCATCCCCTCGGGGATTGGGTCGGCGTCGTTCTTGGTCTCGGTGTCGTAGGAGATCGACAGCCCGTACTTGGTGTGGATGGGCGTGATCTCCCTATCGATCGCCGCGAGCTTGGCGTAACCGCTTCTCGTGTGCGTGTTCGTCGCGTTGTTGATGACAGGCTGAATCTCGGCTTGGGCCTTCGCCATCGCGTCGTTGAATGCAACCTCGGCCTGCCGGCGCAACATCGCTTGATGCATGGCAAAGAGGCGTTCCATCTTGTCCATGTCCGTGCGCGGATCGGCTGCTGCGGCAGCTAGGGCTTGTACCAACGAAGTTGCCGCCACCGGGACGGGAAGGTTGACGAGCTGGCGCTGTCCTCGTCGAGACGGTTGGGTGCGAGCGTTCATCTTTGTGGTTCCTTGTCCTAGTTCGGTTGATATTCACAGAGTAGAAACCATGCCGTAATGAGGTCTCCGCGGTGCGCGATTTCGTTCTGCAACGGTCGCCCGTTGTTGTCGTACTTCTGGCAGCGCGGCGCGTCGATGCCAATGGCGGCGCGCATGGCGCGGTTCGTCTTGTTGATACTTTCCCGCTCAAGTTCGTCAACAAAGTCTACGTTCCCAATTCCACCCAGGACGACGAAGGCAACAGCCACTGCAGCAACGAGAAGAAGTTCAGTCCAGATCAGACCGCGCATCGCCTTCACCGCGCCCTGACGTAGATGTATTTGCCAGGGCCCATCTGTATTTTCCACGCCGACCACGCATCGCCCAAGGTGGAATCGGTGCCATGATCCCGGCCATCACAATGCGCTTGCTCGTGTTTCAGAGCGTCTTGGTCGCCCTCGGGGACGTAGATCGTGCAAGTCATCGCGGCGAAGTCCACCATAGCGCAAGCTGTCGGCAATCCACCGAGCAGCTTCAACCACAACGGGAGCACGGCGTAGCAGCGCGGGATGATTGCGGCGCCGTCGAGGTACTTCGTGGTCACTTTGAGGTAGGGCCAATCGTCTGGCGGCGGCTTGTGTCCGATACTGGTGCAACCGAACAGCAGTACCGCCACAACCGCAATCAGCGCGGCGAGCACGGCGGCGCGGCAAACACCCTGAACCGTATAGAAACGGTCGTAACTCATCGAAGGAGAACGATAAGGCAGACCTAATGATATTGTCAATAGGCCCCCCTAACGTGACGGCTGGCATGTGTTTCTGCCAGTTGACAGCGCAATTAGGTCTGCCTACTATCTCGGAAGATGACCTTTGCCCAACTGATTCAGCACTATGGGTCGCAGGCCTCCGCCGCGCGCGCCCTGGGCATCAAACCCCCGTCGGTAGCCGAATGGAAAGAGGACGGCATTCCGCTCCCACGGCAGGCTCAATACGAGATCATGACCAAAGGAAAGCTGCGGGCGGAGCGGCCAGAGGGCGTCAGTACGGCGTGATGGCGTAGAGTGAGTTTGACTTTGATGCTTCTGCTTACTGCTTACTGCAATTGGTGGACATTGTTTACCGCCGGTTGACTTGTTTACAGGACTGTTGACAGAGGCCGCCTTCGCCCGGCGCTCGCGCTGGTACAACCGTTGGTCAGCGGCAGTATTGGTCGATGCAGACGGAGTCGTTGTTTTCGCAGAAGCAGGTAGTTGATCGTGCGCAACCTCGCCCGTCGGTGGCGATGGCAAGAACAAAGACGATGACGGTGGCGATTATGGCGACATCTGAAGCGTACCGAGCCCACGCCAGAGCGGTGCCGGTGGTGCGCGCCGCTCGCCCGGTATTGGCAAACCAGCCGCTGGCGCTCAAGGCCAGGACCGCCGAGATCCAGCACACACCCCAGTCGAGGGCGTCCATGCGCCTCCAGTTTAACTGATGTACGGCAAGCTTTTCGATTCGATGTTCGACGGCACGCTATACGGGCACTGGGAAGCAATTGTCACCCTGCAGCAGATGGTCATTCTCTGCACGCCCGATGGGATCTTGGACATGACGCCGCAGACTATTTCTGCCCGCACCAGCATTCCACTCAAGATCATCACGAAGGGCCTGAAGGTGCTGGAACAACCAGACCCTTACACCCGCACCACTGGCGAGGAAGGGCGCCGCATCATCTTGATGGACGCTCGCCGTCCATGGGGTTGGGTGATTGTCAATCATCAGGTATACCAGCGCATGCAGGACGCTGACACCGTTCGGGCGCAAACACGGGAGAGGGTTAGGAAGCACCGGGAACGTGCCGTAACGGTCGGTAACGGCTCGAAACGCCATTCAGACTCATACTCAAACTCAAACAAGACAACTGCTTCGGGCGGTAAACCGCCCGACACGAATTTCGAGCAGGTATGGCAGGCACTCCCAAAACGAACCGGCAATAATCCGAAAAAGAGGGCGGCGCGCACATACCAGGATAGGATCGCCGAAGGCTGTGCGCCGCAAGAGATACTTGACGGCGCGCTGCGCTATGCGCGTTTCTGCAAGGCCACCAGCAAGGAGGGGACGGAGTTCGTGATGCAGGTGGCGACCTTCCTTGGGCCGGAGCGGGCATTTCTCCAGCCGTGGACGATCGGCAGTGGTAGGACGCGGTGGGACGCGACGAACGAAGGAATCTTGGCTAAAGCAGCCGAGCTCGGGATCAGCACGCGCGGCGAGACTGCGGAAACACTGAAGGCGCAGATCCGCGAGCGGCTTGGGGTGGCGGCGTGAGACCGCGTTTTTTCTCCCGCGATGCGACGGCGGTGCGCGAGGAACCGACGCACTTCTGCGGCCACTGCAATAACGCCGGCGATAAGAAGCCGGAGAAGCAAATCGCCTTCTGCATGGAGCACCGGATCATGGTGCCGACCACAAAGCCAGTGATCTGCAAGGAGTTCGTGAAGGTATGAGCCAGCAGCTCACCCTGGACAACGCGATGGCCCGTGCCGCGGCCGACGATGGTATGCGTCGCGCGCTCGAGCATGCTGAAGCGGAATGCAAGAATTGGGGCGACCTGGCGTTCCGCTTCCTCACGCTGTTCTGCCGGCGGAATCTCTACTTCATCAGCGAGGATGTCAGCGCGGTGTCGAAGAAGTACGGGCTCCTGCAACCACCGACGGATCGCGCCTGGGGCGCCGTGTACCAGCGCGCGGCGCGCGCCGGGATGATGGAGCAGGACGGCACCGGCCGCAGCAAGCGTCGGCATCACAGTATCTGCCCGCGGTGGCGCTCGAAGATCTACTACATGGCGGTGGAGGCGGTGCGGTGAGCCTCTTTCCGATGACGCTGGATCAGGCCAATGACTTTGTGCGCCGCTACCACCGCCACAGCAGGCCGACGAGGGGCATAAGTTCTCCGTGGGTGTGGCCTACGAGAATTGTGGAGTGACGTTTGTGTGTGGTGTTGCGATTGCCGGGCGCCCTGTCTCCAGAATGCTCGACACGGGCCGCACGATCGAGATCACGCGCGTCTGCACCAACGGCAAGAAGCGCAACGTGAGTTCGATGCTGTACGGCGCGTGCTGCCGGGCGGCGGCCGCGATGGGCTACAAGCTGGCCGTCACGTACACGCTGGCGACTGAGACCGGAGCGAGCTTGCGTGCCTCTGGTTTCAAGCCGGTGGCCGAGGTCGAAGATCGGCAGTGGAACCGGCCGTCGCGCCAGCGCGCCGAGCGCGATCTCGTCGGCGGCAAGATCCGGTGGGAGCGGCACTTGTGAACCGCATCATCACTGGCGACTGCCGTGACACGATGCGCGCGCTGATCGCCGATGGCGTGAAGGTGCAATGTGTGGTGACATCACCGCCTTACTGGGGCCTCCGGAACTACGCGCTCCCACCGGTCGTGTGGGGTGGCCGCGCGGAGTGCGCCCACAAGTGGGGCGATGAGGGGCGGTGGCGGAGGACCGGCGGCACGATGAGCAGCACGCTCGGCGACGAGCACTATGGTAATCGCGTCGACGCGGAGCAAATCGTGGAGAAGGTGCGCCGCTCAAGTCTTCAGGCCAGCACCGGCGCGCATTGCTCGAGTTGCGGGGCGTGGCGAGGTGATCTCGGTCTCGAGCCGACGCCTTGGGCGTGGGTCGCGCACATCGTCGAGGTCTTCGACTTGGTGCGAGAACTGCTCGCCGACGACGGAACGGTCTGGCTGAATCTCGGCGATTGCTACGCCTCCGATGGCGGCGTGCTGACGCCACACCGCGGACTGCCGAAGAATCGGCGCGTCACGCAGGACACCGTGAGTGGAGCCGTGCGGTGGCGCACCGGCGCCGGCGGCAACAAGGGCAACGGGGCTGCTGGTGAAGTGATCTGCCGGCCGAATCACGTCGCCGGTATCGCGGGCCATGACGCCGACGAGCAGGGCGCCAAGTACCGCGCGTTCTTCGAGGGCGTCAAGCAGAAGGACCTGATGGGGATGCCATGGGCAGCGGCGATGGCACTGCGCGCCGCGGGCTGGTGGCTGCGCAGCGACGTGATCTGGCACAAGCAGAATCCGATGCCTGGGAGCTACAAGGATCGGCCGACCACGGCGCACGAGTACGTCTTCCTGCTGGCGAAGCAGGATCGATACCTCTACGATTGGAAGGCGATCTCGGAGCCGTGCAGCCCGAACACTAACGCGCGGCTTTCGCAGAACGTCATGGAGCAGCTCGGCAGCGATCGAGCGAACGATGGAACGCGGCGCAACGGGCGCCGCATGAAGGCGATGCACGGCGGGGTACGCGCGCCTGGCGTGACGCCGAAGTCCGCAGGCCTTGACCGCGCCAGCGGCGTGCGTTCCAACGCGACCTTTCATGAGAATCACAGCGGCCTGGTCGAGCGCCGCAATAAGCGCACAGTATGGGCGATCGGTAGCGAGCCGTTCAAGGGGGCCCACTTCGCTACGTTCCCGACAAAGCTGGTAGAGCCTTGCGTCCTCGCTGGATCTCGCCCTGGCGATCTCGTCTTCGATCCTTTCATCGGCTCTGGCACCGTGGCACAGGTCGCGTCCAAGCTCGGCCGGCGCTTCCTCGGCTGCGAGCTCGGGCAATCCTACGAACCGATGCAGCGACAACGCATCGCACAGCCAGGGCTGGTACTGGCATGACAACGATTCTCGAGGCCGTGCTGAACTACATGAAGGAGCCCTCGCCATCACGACCATAGCCTGGGACGGTCGAACGCTCGCCGTGGATCGTGGCGCCTGGAACGGTTACTCGGCCCACGAAGTGACGAAACTCTACGATGTTCGCGGCGGTAACCGCATCGACGGCCAGCGTGCTGTCGCTCTGACTGGCGACGCAAATGTGGCGATGGCGATGCTGGCGTGGCTGCGCGGTGGCGAGATGATTCGCTTCCCTGACGCGGAGTGGAACAAGTCCTGCGGCCTCATCGTCACGGTGGACCGGAAGATATTCCGCATGACGACGGGCATGACGACGTTCGAGCCTGTCGAGGCGGTGCCCTTCGCGGATGGTGGCGGGCATGAGTACGCGCTTGGGGCGATGCTGGCCGGCGCCTCTGCTAAGCGCGCGGTCTTGTTGGTGGCGAAGCGCACCAGCATGTCCTGGGGTGGTGTGGACTGCTTGCGGATTACGAGGTCGCGCCGATGAGCCAGATAACCATCATCAAGCACGACGATGGCAAGATCGGCGGATTCACTGAGGCCGACCAGCGCGCCTATGCGAAGTACCGCGCGAAGATCGCGGAGCTCGAGGTCGGTGAGCTATTCACCTACTCGGTGTGGTTCCCACGGAATCCCAAACTGCACAAACTGCACTTCGCCGTCATCAAGGCGGTGTTCGACGCCCAGGAGCAATTCTCTGACCCGAGCGAGTTGCGGAAGTGGCTCTACGTCGGCGCCGGCTACTGCGATGTCCTGCCCGGCCCAAAGGGTCGCATGGTGGCGGTGCCGAAGTCGATTGCCTACGACAAGATCGACGACGCCGAATTCTCGGATCTGCACCGCAAGGTGGTGGATTTCCTGCGGGAGTTTCATGCGCTGCAGTTCCTGTGGGGGCATCTGACGCCGGAGCAGAGGTCCGAGATGATTGAGACCCTGCTTACCGAGTTTGAAAGGCAGTTGTGAGCGCCCCGAGTGCCGAGAGCAAGTACATGGGCCGCGTCGCCGCGCTCGGCTGCCTGGTTTGCCGGCGACTTGGGCGCGGATGCGTGCCGGCCCAGGTACATCACATCGCCGAGGGCAGCAGCTTGCGCTCCGACTTCGCCACGGCGCCGTTGTGCCTGGCGCACCACGACCCGTACAAGACCGGCACCGGGCTGCACGGCATGGGTGCCGAAGCCTTCTGTAAGACGTTCAAGGTGCCGTGGGAGAAGGAGGAGGGACTATTGGTGTGGGTGAACGAAGATATGCAGCTCGCCGCCCTCGGGCGGCTGCGACTGGCGGTGGCATGAGCGGCGCGATGCGGTTCTCGATCGAGCAGTTGAACCCGAAACTTCGCGCGCAGGCTCGGGAGCGGTACATCGCGGCGTTAGGCAAGGCGCGCGAGATTGTGCGGCGCCAAGACAAGGAGGCTGCGTCGGAGCTGCCGCCGCTGGCGGTCGCACAGCAGGCGACGGATCTGCTGTTGTGGCAATTCTCACTGGCTGGTGGTATTGCCGTGCCGGCGACCGAGTATCGGTTCCATCCGCAACGGAAATGGCGCTTCGACATCGCGTGGCCATCGCTGCGCCTGGCGGTGGAAATCGAAGGTGGTATCCACGGCGGGCGCGGGCGGCACATCCGGCCTGTGGGGTTCAAGCTGGATGCCGAGAAATACAACGAAGCCGCGATCATGGGCTGGCGCGTCATCCGTGTCACGCACGGCTGGATCAATGGCGGCCAAGCCTTGTCCATCATCGAGCGCGCCTACGGATAAATGGGGAGCGCGTGTTGACACTGACGAAGGCAGACAGAGAGACCGCGGCGCGTAAGCTATTCAGCAAGCTGGCATCGCGCGAACGACTGCGCCTGCTCGTCGAGGAAGCACGGCGCAGCAATCCTGACCCCCATCAGCTTGAGATCGAACGGCTGCGGATATATTTGCGCGAGTGGCGGGCATACCAACAGGCGTATTGGCCGCGCCTGGGTACTGGCAGTTGCTCTCCGTGGGTGTCCCGTGCCACAGAGGAAATCCACTCCGCTTCAGATTATTTGGAACGTTCCGATGGGTGGGCGATGGAAGTCATCGAGCGTAGCGTCGAGGACCTGCGGAAGAAGCCGGACGGCGAGGCGCTGCGCGCCGCGCTGCTGGTGCGTTTGATGAATCTGGCGATCCCCGCCCAGGTCTTCCGGCACGGCAGGCTGGCAGAAATATCCCCTGGCGAGGTCGAGTCGTTGGCCGATCTTGCGGAGATCGAGTTAGTCGGCATCGTGAAGGCCTACGGACTCCCTTTGGCGTGAAGTTGCAGCCTTCAGTGGATGTGGTAGCCTAGTTTCCGTGGGGGCCGAACTCGCCCTCGGAATGTAGAGGCCCGGAGAAGTTGACCGGGCCTTTTGCTTTACCAGCAGCGCCGTGGAGCAGTCCGGTAGCTCGCCGGCCCCATAAGCCGGAGATCACAGGTTCAAATCCTGTCGGCGCAACCAATATCCCAGAGCACCTGGCGTTCGGGGAGGGGCCGCGGCCTCTCTCGCGCCAGCTTCGGGGCATCGAGCAGTGTCCACCATTCTCCCTTGGTGGAATTTTTCCCCTCCGGCGCAGGCAACTTGCACCGGAGGGTTTTCTTCAGCGGTGTGGGTGTGGCAGGCGTTGGCCGCGTGGCATCAGTTGCCCGCACGTCGGGCAGATTTGACGCCCCTTGCGGGCGCTGCGGGCGCGGTACAGCACGGAAGGTGTGACATCGAATTTCTTGGCGGCGGCGTAGACGGTGCGGGCTTCGCCCGCCGGCGCCGCCGAGATCCAGCCAAGCGCCTTCTCGGTCTTGGTCTTCGTGTCGAGCGTCATGATGCTCGCCCATAGTCGGCGACCGAAAGTGCGACAGCAACGTTGCGCACCCATATCGGGGTCGCGCCGAGCGCGAAGGTTTCGCCGGCGCGCGCCAGTATGAACGTAGTCCCGATGACGCCAGCAATTGCTTCCGCTGCGCTCGGCGGTACGGCGTTGCCGATGCGCTCGCGCCATGCGGAGTCCGACAAGCCTTGCAACTCAAGGTACTCCTCGGGGTCAACGAGCGATTGCAGCGCCGCGAGCTCCAGCGTCGTGAAGGGCCGGTGCCAAGTGCCATCGAGCGCGCGGATCACGCAGACGATGCGTTGCGAGGCCTGCGGGAGCGGGCGCGGGTCGGCCACGGAGTTGAAGCCGTTGTCGTGGCGCGCGACGCCGCTGACGACGTTGGAATGCTGATCCCACGGCACGACGCCGAAATGCCCGCCGGAGAGGTAGGCTTCGCGCTTCGTCGGGTCGATCTTCGGGCGCGGATCGGCGACACTGAGAGCGCCGCCCTGGACTTGATTGGCGGCGGTGATGGTGGCGGTCGCCGTATCCCACTCCGTCACGCGCAGCTTGTTGTGGTGGCTGTTCGGTGAGTAACCGACGCGCGGATCGGCAAGCGCGAGGCCGCCTGCCGGTCCACCGGGCCCGGCGACCGCTTGCGAGGGCTGATCCCACCGCACGATGCGGTACGTGGTGTTGAAGCGGGCGCCTTCGATGCGAGGATCCGCAACGGCGTGCGGCCCTCCGCCAGCGATCATCTTGGTGTTCACGGTGCCGGAGGTTTGGTCCCATCGCCGCACACCGAACTGCCCGAAGTCCTCGGACAGTTGAGGGCGCGGGTCTGACACGGCGAACTTGCCGGTGACTGGGTGCGCGTTGCCGGTGACGGTGTGCGAGGTCTCGTCCCAGTTGGCGACGCCGAGAACGCCGCCGTGCATTTCCGGCACGATCAGATAGTCGGCGAGGTTGCCATCGACGACGCGCAGCTTCTGCAGCGAGCGCCAGTCCGAACCCGCCTCAACGAAAGCAAGGCGCACCCACGTCTTCCAGTGGAGCGCCGGGAGGCGGTGCATGGGCCCTGCGGCGGTGAATCCCGGCATCGGGAAGCGATCCAGCACGTCACCGACGGCGCGCAGCTTGCGCTTCACCGGCTCGTAGAGGAATGGCGGTACCTTCTCGCGGTGTCGTGCGACGAGCAGGAACCGCTTGCGGGTCTGCGCCAAGCCGCCGAGTTCGCCGCAGTCGTGCGTGGTCTCCGCCACGGCGTAGCCGAAGGCGTGGAGCAGTTGCACGATTTGGTCGAGCAATGGTCGGCCACGGTTCGAAATGCGCGGCACGTTCTCCAGCAGCATGAATTCGGCGGGGTCGTCCTTGAACGCTTCGAGCGTCAGGAAGATGCCACGCAGCGTGATGCGGTTCAGGGCTTGGTACTTGTCGGAGCGGCTACGGGCCTCCGAGAGCAAACCGGAGAAGCCCTTGCATGGCGGTGACAAGAAGATCACGTTCGGGTATTCGCCGCCGGTTGCTCGGCGGATATCGTCGGTGGTGGCCTCGCGCCAATCTGCCGGCGGCTGGTGGCCGTGGAAGGCGATGTATTGCGGGCGATCGAAAAGGTCGAGCAACGTTGCCGGTACGCCAGCCATGTGTCTGAAGTCGGCGATTGCGGCTGGGTCGTTGTCGATGCCGCCGATGCAGCGGTAGGTGGCGGTCATGTTGCCGACTTGAGCGCGGCCGCGATTGAAACCTCTGGCGCCGCCGCCCAAACCGCCGAACAGGTGGAAGTGTTTGATCTCGGTATTCATGACCGGTTCCTTGTGCGTTTGGCGAATGCGCGGTCGCGCTTCGCGTTGAGGACCTGTTGGCGGGCGAGCAGGTCGTAGAGTCCGCCGAAGGTACAGGTGAAGCTCTTGCGTTTGCCCTTGAGTCGCGCTTTGATAATCTCTGCGCCGGTGTCGATATCCAGATGCACGGGGCGGTGGTCGCGGTGCGGCTGCTTCCCTTTCAGGTGGCGCACGCCGCTGCGTTTCCAGCGCGTGCATTCGGACGCGAGCTCCATGCGGTCAGCGCCCCGGAATGGACGAAGGCGTAGGAAAGTGTCGATGTGATGAATCCCCTCGGCGTCGTAACCTGGGTTCGTGCCGATGACGCGATAGCGGCGGTCCTTGTAGACGACGTAGCCCTTCATGGTTGCCTCCGTAGTTCGGCGCGCACTGCATGCGTGACGCACCTGAGAAAGTAAATGCCCACCACCGCGATGAACGCGGTGGCGAGCAGGATGCGGACTACAGCGTTCACGCCGCGATGCGCCCGTACTTCACGAGGCGGGCGCGGACGCCGGTTTGAGTGCGCTGGTGCGCTGTGGCGAGATCTCCGAGCGCATCTCCCGCGTCGAATGCCGAGAGCAGCTTGCGGTCCTCGTCCTCGGTCCACGGTTCGCCGGTCTTGGCTGGCAGTTGCTGTTTGCGCCGTTCGACCTGTGCTTGCCGTTCCAGGGCATCGACTGCGTGGTAGAGCGCCCGCACGGTCAGCGGGCGCTGGTACGAACTTTCTGTCGGGAAGACTTCTCCGCTCTCGGGGTCTACGCCGTTGGCGAGCGACCGGATGATGGCGAGGGCTTGGGTTTGGTCCATTTGTAGCTCCTTCAGTAGTGCCGCGAGTTGCGGCCTAGTCACTATACTCTATATGCCAGCATATAGCAACTACGGGGGTCCGAATGCCTCATTGGATTGTCAAGGTGGCGTGGACGTTGTTCGTGGCTTTCGCGCTCGCGCTCGTGCTTGGTCCCATGGTGTTCTGGTGGTAAGAGCTCTGGCGCTGGAGGACCTGCGGAGTATTTGCCCGCATACCACGATCGAGCGGCTGCTGCTGTTCGTGAACCCGCTGAATCAGACCTTCGAGGAATTCGAGGTCAACACCATAGCGCGGCGCGCGGCGTTCCTGGCGCAGTACGCCTGGGAGACGCAGAATTTCACGAGGTTGGTGGAGAACCTGATGTATACGACGGCGGAGCAGTTGCGTGCCGTGCATCCGCACGACTTCGACAAGTTGGACGTGGACGATGCCTGGGGCTACATCAGGCAGCCGGAGCGGATCGCCAACCGGGTCTACGCCCACCAGAACGGCAACGGCGACGAGGCCTCCGGGGACGGCTGGAAGTACCGTGGCCGCGGGTTGCCGCATGTCACCGGACTGGGCAACTACATCCGCATGGCGGGGTGGCTGAATCTGGATCTTGTCAATCGCCCGGAGCTGCTCGAAAACGAGGTATACGCTGCGCGCGCCGGCGGCGCATACTGGTTGCACGAAGGCTGCAACCAACTGGTGGACCGCGACGATTTTGCCGGGGTCACCAGGCGCATCAACGGAGCGGCGACCGAGGGGCCGCCCTCGCACCACACCGCAAGGGTTGCTTTGCTGGAAAAGGCAATGAACGCACTGGCCTAAAGGAGGCTGACATGGACGCGAAAACGGTAGTGGCAGGATCGCTGAGATCGAAAACGCAGTGGCTCGGCGCCATCGTGATGGTGCTCGGCATCCTGCAGGACCAGGGGCAACTGCTGACGCAGCTCATCGGCCCGGATCACATGGGCAAGGTGATGGCGGCGATCGGCCTCGCCTTCATGGTCCTGCGGGCGTTGACTACGAGCTCACTGGAAGACAAGGTCCCGGAGAAGACCGAGGGCGGCTTCGTCAGGGTGCAAGTCCTCATCGTGCTGGCTCTGCTCAGCATCGGCTTCGCGCTCGGCGGCTGCGGGTTGATGCAGGCGGCCTCACAGCCGGTCCATGGCGAGAAGGCCGTCACGACGGAAGCGCCGGCGCTACGCGCTGCGCGCGTGGCGATCGACGAGGCCAATGCCTCGCTGGTCGGTCTGAACACAGTCATCGGCCAGAACGTTGAAAGCGGGGTCTGGACGAAGGCACAGGGGCAGGGGTACCTGGACGAGTCCAGGGCCGCCGGCCGTCGACTCGATGGCGCCCGTGAGGCGCTGCGCGGCGGCTTGCTTCTGGATGCGAAGTCGCAGGCGGAGGCGGTACGCCTTCTTGTTCTGACGTTGCACAAGCGCGTGGCTGCCGAAGCCCGCAAGGAGAAATGACCATGACTGCCGTAGGCGTGGCAAAGCTGGCCGATCTCGTCTTCACCTTGGCGCTCGCCGGGCTCGAGCGCATCCCTGTTGTCGAGAAGGTGCGTGAAATGGAGGAGAAAGGCGCGAGCCCGGACGAGATCACGGACGCCCTGCAGGAGATGCGCAAAGCTTCCGAAGCGGTAGCGCAGAAAAAGGTCGATGACGCCGCCTAACGACAGGCGAAAAACGGACAAGCCGCACACCACGATGGGCTGGCTCCTGCACCACGCGAAGGACTTGATGGCGGTCTGCGCGCTCGCTGTGATGGTGACAGCGGGGATGAACCATTTTGCCACGGCGGCGGACGTGGAGAAGAAATTCCAAGAGGTCAGAGTGGAGATCAAGACCGTGGCGCTGGAAGTCCGCAAGGCGCGGATCGAGGACGAGTTGTTCCGCTTGCGCAGCGACCCGAAGCAACAGGGCACGCATGCGCAGATTGAACGGTACGAGGCCGAATTGCGCGACGTTAGCGCGAGGCTGCGGAATTTGGAACGCAGCAAGTAGCTGATTTTCTTTCAACTGTTTGCAAACCGAGCTGGCCGCAGGAAGTGGCCGGGAGGAGAGCGAGTGACGAAGGCGGGTACATCCAAGAGGGCGCGCGCACACCGGGTCAAGCTGTTCATCGAGGCCTTCCTGTCGAACGGCGGGAACGCGACGCAGGCGGCGATCTCTGCCGGCTATAAGAAGGGCAAGGCGGCGCGGCAGGCGGGGTATCGGTTGTCGACAGATGTAGACATTTCCGCGGCATTAAAAAAGCGGGCGGAGCGGGCCGTGGCGGCGGCTGAGCTGAAGACCGAGGGCGTCTTGAGCGTGCTCCGCTGTCTCGTGCATGCGCGCGCGGTCGATGTGCTCTCGAAGAAGCAGCGCGCGCAGTTGCCGCCGCTGACGCCGGAGCTCGAGGTCGCCATCGTTGGCTTCAAGTTCGACAGCAAGAGGAAGCTCCGCGAGGTCAAGTTCGCCGACAAGAACGCGGCAGTCGAGAAAGCCATGCGGCATCTCGGAATGTTCAAGGACGACAACACGCAGCAGGCGGAGGCGATGAAGCGGTTTATGCAAGTGGTGAGTGGGCACAGCCGTGGACTTCCCACTAGATTTCAACCCGGAAAAGGTTAGGCAGTACCGAAGTGCCCACTGGCGTCTCAACCACATCTACTTCATCAAGGACGTAGACGGCAATCGGGTGCCGTTTCGACTGAATTGGGCGCAGGAGAACTTCTTCGACGAGCTGTGGTACCTGAACCTGGTGCTGAAGTCGCGCCAGCTCGGCTTCACCACGTTCATCGACCTATTCATGCTGGACGCGGTGCTGTTCAACCCGAACATCAATGCGCGCGTCATCGCGGACAGCGACGGCAAGGCGAAAGAGATCTTCGACGACAAGATCCGGTTCGCCTACGAGAACCTGGAGGACTGGCTGCGTCAGGGTCAGGAAACCGAGATCGAGTCGATGCACGCGCTGAAGTTTGCCAACGGCTCGTCGATACGGGTCGGGACAAGCACTCGCGGCCTGACCGAGCAGTACCTGCATGTGTCCGAGCTCGGGAAGATCAGCCTGGACTTCCCGAAGAAGGCTCTGGAGATCAAGACCGGGGCGTTCAATACGGTGCATTCCGGGAACTTCATCTTCGTCGAGAGCACGTCGAAAGGGCGCGGCGGCGTGTTCTTCGAGCTGTGCGACGCCGCTGACAAAGCGGCGCAGGCCAAGCAGGAACTGACCAAGCTCTCGTGGAAGCTGCACTTCTACCCCTGGTACGTGGACCCGCGCTGCGCGCTGTCGCCGGAGGACACGCGCAAGGTGACGATCACGAAGGAGTGGAAGGACTACTTCGCCGAGGTCGAGGCGGAAATGGGTGTCGAACTGACGCGGGAGCAGCGCGCTTGGTATGTCGAGAAGGCTAGGACCATGGGGGACAAGATGAAGGAGGAGTTCCCCTCGACACCGAAGGAGCCCTTCGAGGTCCCGCTCGAGGGCGCCTACTTCGGCAAGGACATGGTGCGGGTCCGCTCGGAGAAGCGGATCTGCAAGCTGCCATGGATGCAGGCGGAGCCTGTCCATGCGTTCCTCGACATCGGCCACAGCGACTACACCAGCATCTGGATGCATCAGCACATCTGGCCGTGGAATCACTTTCTCTCGTACTACCAGAACAGCGGCGAGAAGCTGGTGCATTACGTCAACTGGATGCGCAACGCGGCCATGGATCACAGTTGCGTGCTCGGCAGCATCTTCCTGCCGCACGATGCCGCGAGCCTGCACGCGGAGTCCACCGCCGGCAGCTACGAGGAGCAGGTCAGGAAGTTGCTGCCTGGCGTCAACGTCCATGTCGTGGAGCGCCCGAACGACAAGTACTACGACGGCATCGAGGCGACCAGGCGCGAGCTGGGGTCCTGCAAGTTCGATGAGGAGGGGTGCGACGAGGGCATCCGGGTGCTGGAGAACTACAAAAAGCAGTGGAACGACCTTCTCGGGGTCTGGCGCAACGAACCGCTGCATGACTGGGCGAGCCACGGGGCTGATGCTTTCGAGCAGTTCTCGCGCGGCTTCGTTGCCGGCGCGATGCGGGGCTACAAGCGTTCGCGCGCCGCGCGGACATCACACCGAACCGTTTGAAGGAGCGATGTATGGGCATCGGACTGCATGAGAGTTTCACCAAGTACCACGGCAGGCGCGAGCGGATCGCCGAGATCGCGGTACCTGGCAGGAGCACGGTCAGGCTCGGGCTGTCTGACACCGCGCGCTGCGCAGCGGAGCTCGAGGCCGCGAGAAGGACGCTGAAGAACATCGCCGGTTCAGCCTTGCGCGAGGGCGAGCTGGACGCGGAGGCCGAGAAGCTGCATCAGCACTGCCGCATCCTGGTCGGCGTCAACGAAGATCCGCAGACCCGCCGTGGCTAACCCGCTCGAAGGGGTGGAGACCACCGAGCGGGTCCGCCAGGCGAAGCAGCAATTGACGACGCAGTGGCGTCGGCGCCTGACCTTGAACATCTTGGTCGAAGCCGAGGCTGCGGACGACAGCAACCTCGCGCCGCTCGTGGATGCGGCGGTGCGTGAGTTCCTGGAAAGCCCGCCAGGGCAGGGGATCGGGCCGGAGTCCATGAAGGGCAAGTTCGAGTCCGCCGGTGGTCTTGATGTCACTTGGCGCGCATTGAACAGCTACTACGTCGGCGACCGGCTAGTCGGCGAGAGCGGCGTCAGCGCGGACGGCAAGGGGGTCGATTGGTTCGACTTCGCCGCTGGCAAGCCGAAGGAGGGCGCATGAATAGACGCGGATTTTGCAGTGCTGCGATGGAGCGTGCGCTATGGGCCTAATCCTCGGCGGGCCAACGGCGTGGAAGGTGCGCGCGAAAGGTGACATCGTGATCGCCTATCACTGGATCAATGGCGAGCCGGCGATGTGCCTGTACCCGCGAGTGAAGAAGTTGGGCGCCGCTGCGTTCGTGCTGCCGTTGTCGGTCGCGCACGAGTATGTCCGGCCGGATGGCTACCCGACGCGGGAGATGGTCGTGCGTTGCGCGAAGGCAGCAGCGGTGATGGGGTTCGGCATCGAGCGATTCACCATCCGGCGCATCGCCGACATCATCTGCGACGGAATCGAGGACCTGGTGAAGATGCCGCCGCTGCCGCGCACCCTTCGGAAGACCGGCAAGGCGGTGGGCGAGATTCGATTGCAGCACGCCGGCAAGACGATTGCTGCCGGCGAGATCGACGACGTGCCGGATGAGGTCATCGAGCACGGTTCGATGACGGAGCACTGATGACGACGCTAGGGCGCCGGATCTACCCGAACGACAAGGGAGAGATGTGGTTCGCGCCTGGGGACTACGGCAAGGACCCGAGAGATGGGGTGTGGCGCGCTCGGCCGCCGGCGCCGGATGGTGATGCCGAACACCGGATCCCGATGACGGGTTCGCTCGAGAACCACACCGTCATCGAGCACGAGGATGACACGATCACGGTGTCACCTTCGATCCTGATCTCCGCCCACGATGTACTTGGGGCGATGGAGTGGCACGGCTATCTCGAGCGCGGCACATGGAGGACAGCCTGATGGCGCACTTTGAACGTTGTTACCTCGGCGGGATGGTGGACGCGATGGAACGCGCGCTGGAGGACCTGCGGAGGCACCAAGCTCTTGGCGCGGCTGACGCCGGGATGCAGCGCGCCACCGAGTTGGCGGCATTGAAGCCGGCACCGTTGCGGCTGGTGACACGTCAGGCGCCCGCGGCCCGCGTCATTGGTCTCGACATCCGTCGCTTCACGCCGAGGCGCGTGTGATGGGTGCCATCGAGAACATCCACACCGTCGACCAGACCGGCTCGATCGAGCGGTGGCTCGCCGAGCAGGAGCAGCGACTTCAGGGCTGGCAGCCTGGGGAACTGCACCCATTGGACTCTCCGGTGATGAAGAAGCTGTTCCGCCAGCTCAAGGAGTGGTATGAGCAGGAGCGGGAGAAGCAGGCGCCGAATCGCTACCAGATGGCGATCGACCAGGATTTCTACGACAACATCCAATGGGACGAGGAAGATGCCGCGGAACTGGAGGAGCGCGGGCAGGCCCCCACGGTCTACAACGTCGTGGCTTCCACGGTTGACTGGATAATTGGCACGGAGAAGCGCACCAGGGTGGATTTCAAGGTGCTCCCGCGCGCCGAGGATGATGTGCAACTCGCCGATGTCAAGACGAAGGCGCTGAAGTATCTCAGCGATGTGAACAAAACGTCGTTCGCGCGCTCGCTGGCCTTCGCGGATGCCGTGAAGGTCGGGGTCGGTTGGATCGAGGACGGCGCCCGTGGCGATCCCACCGAGGAGCCGGTGTTCAGCCGGTACGAGAACTGGCGGAACTTGGTTTGGGATTCCTCCGGTGTCGAGCGCGACGGATCGGATTGGCGCTATCTGTACCGCTGGAAGTGGATCGATCTCGACATCGCCATTGCGATGTTCCCGCACCGCGAGGCGCAGTTGCGCAAGGCGGCGGTGGCCGCGAACCTGTGGGGCAACGACGAGGACGAGGATTTCTGGTATCTCGGCCAGCACTACCAGGCCCGCAACGCGAAGGGCGAAGTAGTAGGCCGCCGGTCCTACGTCAACGATACAGCCCTGGTGAACAACCGGCGCGCCCGCGTCAAGCTGATAGAGGGCTGGTACCGGGTGCCGGAGCGGTGCTTCATCTGCCGTGGCGATGTGTTCGATGGCGATGTTTTCGACCGGCGCAATCCGCTGATGGCGAAGGCGGCGACCGAAGGGGTCATCAGCCTGTTCGATCAGTTGAAGCTGCGGGTGCGGGTGGCGATTATGACGGATGGCGATCTGCTGCAGGAAATGCCCACGCCGTACAAGCACAATCGTTTCCCATTCACGCCGATCTGGTGCTATCTGCGTGGCCGCGACAGGATGCCCTATGGAGTCATCCGGCGGGTGCGAGACATCCAGGAGGATCTGAACAAGCGGGCCTCCAAGAGCCTGTTCCTGATGAGCGTCAACGGCATCATCGCCGATCTCGACGCGATCGAGGGGACCGGGCTGTCCTGGGATGACGTGCGTGAGGAGGCGGCGCGGCCGGACTTCCTCCTGACGAAGAAGCGCGGGACCGAAATGAAACGTGAGAACAACCTCGCCATGGGCGAGGAACATCTGCAGCTCATGGACCGCGACGAGCGGATGATCCAGCACAGCGGCGGCGTCACCGACGACAACCTGGGGCGACGTACCAACGCGATCAGCGGCGAGGCGATCAAGGCGCGGCAACTGCAAGGTTCCATCGTCACGGCGGAGATTTTCGACAACGAGCGGTATGCCATCCAGTTGCAGGGTGAATCGCTGCTTTCCCTGTCCGAGCAGTACCTGAGCGAGCCGAAGGTGATGCGCCTGGTCGGGTCGCGCGGCGAGTACGACTGGGTAAAGATCAATCAGCCGGAATTGCAGCCAGATGGTTCGATCCGATGGATCAACGACATCACGGCGAGCAAGGCCGATTTCGTGGTGGACCAGCAGGACTACCACGCCAGCGTGCGCCAAGCGATGTTCGAGTCGATGAGCGAGCTCGTCGGGCGCATCAGCGCGGTGAACCCGGAGGCCGGGCTGCGGATCCTGCGCATGGCGCTGGAATTCTCGGATCTGCCGAACAAGGACGAGATGGCCGGCGAGATCAAGAAGATGCTCGGCCTGGTCGATGAGAAGGATCTCCGGAACATGACCCCGGAGCAGAAGAAGGAACACCAGGCGCAGATCGCGGCTCGAGCGAGACAGCAGCAGCTTCAGGAGCAGGCGGCGCAGCTCGAGGTCCAGGCCAAGGCAGCGGAGGTCGGAAAGCTCAACGCCGAGACGCAGCGCCTGGTGGCGGAAGCCGAGGAACTGCAATTGCGCGTCAACGATGGCGGCATCACTGCGGAGGAGCGGGCGAAGTTGCAGCAGCAGTACATGGACAAGCTCGATCGGGTCGAGAAGACTGCCACCGCCGCCGTCGAAAAAGCACAGGGCATGATTCAGCAGCTCGCCAGAGAGAACGCGCAACTGCAGGTCAAGCTGGTGAACCGCGACAAGGAGATCGACACCGAGGCGGCAACCGAGCGCGAGGTCGCCAGGATCAACGCCGATGCCACGACGAGCGCGGCGGCGGCGCAAGGCGCGGAGACCCAGAAAGCCGAGGCCGAGGCCAACAAGCGGCTCGATGCCGCGATCAAGAACATCACCGGCACGCTGGAGAAGGCGGTGGATGGGCTGGCGAAGCAGGTCGATGAAGTCCGTGCCGAGGTCGCCACGGCTGCGAAAAAGGAGCCAGCAGCGGCCGGCGGCGCGCCGAGCGTGGTGTTCGAGGAAGGCGCGATCCAGGTACTCACGGGCGATCGCTCCGCCGGCAAGACGATCACAGCAGACATCGGCGGCAAGAAGGTGACGATGCGGGTGGAGCCAGATAAACCGACCGGCGCCGAGAAGAAGCCGGCGAAGAAAAAGGATTGATCGATGGCGACGAAAAAGAAGCAGCCCCGCAAGGTCGCACTGATCAACGTCTTCGATTACCGACGCGAGGACTACTCCGCATACTGGCAGATCGGCGTCACCGGCGAGAGTGGCGAGGGCTACCGCTGGGAGGCCCGCATGATCTCCTACGACCCCGTGGGGTGGGAGTGGCAGGGCAAGATGACGGCGGAGCGGCCGGACCTGCCTTTGCCGGTCTATCCGCCGGATGTGCCGGTGAAGCAACCGGAGTTTCTGAGAATGGCCCCGGCCGACCAGGTGAAGGTGATCGAAGCGCAGGAGGCCCGCCGGCAACTCTGCGCGGAAATCTACGAGGCGAACCAGAAGCCGATGTATCTCATCGGTGAAATGGTCGGCTTCGAGGACACCAGGGACCCCGCCGATACTGCGGCGCAGAAGTGGGTGCTCGGCGAGATCCAGAAGTACCGCCGGCGGGTCCCGCCGAAGCGGCCCGAAAGCGGCTACGTGATTGCGATGGGACCGTTTGGCATGGTGGTCTTGATGGCGCTCGGCATCATCACAGCGGTGCGGAATTCAATCCTGAACGTCATCCGCGACGCCATCGATGCCGGCGCCGGCGCCGGACTACTGCGGATCTACGACGGTACCCGCCCAGCGACTTGTGGTACTGCGACGACGCTGGGCGCGGAGTTGACTTGCAGCGATCCATGTGCGCCCGGAGCGAGCGGCGGTGTGATGACTTTCAGCGCCATCACGGCGGATGCCAGCGCGAACGCATCGATCACGGCGTCCTGGGGCCGGGCGGTCGACTCGACAGGAACCTGCGTGTTTGATTTCTCCGTCGGCACCGCTGGTTCAGATCTGAACCTGAACTCGACCACGATCACGGTGGGGCAGGAGGTCAGCATCACGTCGGCGACGATCACGGCGCCGAACGCTTGATGACGATCCTGGTCCCGCGCTACCGAAGCATCCCGGCGCAGCGCATCGAGCGGTGGCTTGGGGCGGAGCGCGCGGAAGCTCTGAGTAGATCGATGCTCGGCTGGTACGGTTCGCCGATTCCGGTGCTCGACATGCCTGGCGGGGTGAAGATCACCGGGGGCGGTGATTACATCGGCGAGTTTCCCCGCGGGTACTTCATGGGCGCGCTGGATTCGCTCGAAGTGGCGCTGAAAGCTGCGTTGCGCGCGCCGCATGGGCAGCTCAACGCTGGATTCGCGTCGATTGACGACGCGCTGAGTCGCTCGTCGCAGGGGTTCGGGCAGAGCCGGAACTTCAACAAGGTTGGGCCCACCGGCGTCACCGGCGTGACTTCGAGCTTGTGGCGTCTCGGGCCGCAGCCAGCCGCAGGCACGGCACCAGCAGCGGCCCCAGGCGGCACTGCGTTCAGCTCTTCGACCACAGGGGCGCTTGCCTTCGCTAATCCGGCTGCTGGGACTAACCGGTTGGTGGGCGCGGACGTGGGCGCGTCGGTGGCTGGCAATTCGTTGATGCTTTACGACTTGCTGTTCGGAGTGACGAAGTTAATCAACAGCACAGCGACTGAAGCAGTGACCGGGGTGCCTACGCGCTACCAGTCGGTGACCGCGACCGCTGAGGATTACATCGGGGGCAATTTCGGCTTCGTGCAGGTCGGGGGTACCGCGCTCGCGGCGGTCGCGCACAACCACACAGTCTGCACCTATCTCGACCAGGCGAACGCGGCTTCAACGTTGCCTTCGCTCACAGGGGCGTCGGGCGCGATCGTTGATCGATTCGATCATCCGGCGCAGCAGTGGTTTGCGCCGTTAGAATCCGGCGATACCGGCATCAAAGCGTGGACGCAGATGCAAACTTCCGCGCTAGTCACGACCGGAGTGCTCTGGTTCATGATTGGGCATCGTATTGGAATTGTGAGTTTCCCAACGATTAACTTTTTCTACCCGTTCGACTGGCTGACGAACAAGCTCCAAGCGCCGCGCGTTTTCGACAACGCTTGTCTCGCGTTCCTGGAGATGGTGAAGCCATCGACGAGTGCGACGACTTACGGCGGTCTTTTTGAGACGACCAGTACTTCGGCCTAGCGCATGATTCGATTCCTCGCGCTGTTTGGTCGGAAGTGGCAGGGGTTCTGGCAACCGCCGAAGGCGCTGAACGACGCGAGTCCGCAGATACCGTACCTGCCGTTGAAGACGCCAGCGGCCGGCGGGGCAGTCACCGGCACTTTTGCAACGACGCTCGGCGCCATCGTTATGGCGGCAAGCGGAAAGGTGACAGTCAAGGGCGCTTTCGCCACGACGCTGGCGCCGTTCGTGATGGTGTCCTCTGGCAAGGTGTCGGTCACTGGCTCGTTCAGCACGACGCTCGCCGCTGTTGCGATGACAGCGACCGGGAAGGTTGCAACAACCGGGGCTTTCAGTACCGTGCTCGGCGCAGTGACGATGGATGCAGCTGGGACAGTGGAAACGGAACAGGAGCAGCACTACGGCGGCCATCGCCTACGGCGCCGGCAGGAAGACGAAGACGAAGCGATCCGCAAGCAGTGGGAACTGCTCGATCTGCGCCTGCGCGATCAGAAAACAGGACCCAGCGCACCGACGCCGGCGCCGATCGAGCGAGCGGCGGTATCAGTTGGCGAAGTTGCCGCCGCCCGCGAGGCGCTACAGCAGGTACTGCGAGAGGCTGAGCAGGAGGCGGAGTTGGAGTTGGTGCAGATTGCGATGCTGGCGGTGATCGCAGTGGACGACGACTAAGGAGCCAATCATGGCGCGCAAGAAGGCAAGCGACAGGGCGGTAGGCATCGGGAAGTATGGCGAGAAGGACTGGCAGGCGGAGGCCGATCTCGACACGCTTATCCGCGCCGAGGAAATCAAGCAGGATCCGAAGCGGTTCAAACGCGCCCAGGAATGCGCGCGCCGTCGTCTCGAGGCGGTGGCGAAGGTGACGGCGGATAAGCCGTCCAATTAAACCCGGTTTTAACCGGGTTTAATTGGAGAGACGTAGCTCAACCAACAGAGCCGCAGGAAGTGGCTCCAAGGAGTGGAAGTCATGAAATTGCACGCCGAAGGCAAGGACGAGAGCAAGACCGGGTTCACCGACGACGAACTCGCCGGTCTGTCGGAAGCCGAGCGCGCCGCACTGGAGGCCGACGACGATGACGAGGACGCGCTGCGCGCCATCGCCGGCGCTGACGAAGACGATGAAGACGAGGCGGCGAAGGCTGCGCGCGAGAAGGCTGAAGCCGAGGCGGCAGCAGCGGCGAAGGCGAAGGAAGACGCCACCGCGAAGCTCGCCGAGGAAGTCGAGGCGAAGAAGCGCGTCGCGGAATTGGCCAAGATGTCCGCAGAGGACCGCGCGAAGGCGGAGGCCGAGGATCGTGCCAAAGTCGAGGCAGCGGTTGCGCTTAAAGCCAAGGCCGACGCACAAGCCAAGGCGGAAGCCGATGCCAAGGCTCGCCCGGAGTCGGACGAGGACGAGCCCTTCATGCCATTTTATAAGGCCGAGCCACCGGAAAAGTACGACGAAAAGATGAAGGAACTTGACGCCCGCCGCGATGCGGCGACGGCGAAGTTCAAGGCCAACGAGATCGAAGTCGATGAAATGCTGGCGGAGTACGCCACGGTCGAAGGCGAGCGCCGCGAACTCGACGAGAAACGGGTGAAGGCGGAGATCTCCGCTGAGCAGGCCGAGCAACAGGCGGACCAACGCTGGATGTGGGAGATCAACAGGTTCATGAAGAACGTGCTGAAGCACGAGGCCATCGACTACAAAGCGGCCCCTGGTCTGCACGCCGCCCTGGACGCCGAAGTGAAGGCGCTTGCCGCCGACAAGAACAATGAGGGCTGGACTGGGGACCAATTCCTTGAGGCCGCCCACAACCGCATCAAGACGCAATTCAAGATCGGCAAACCCGTGGGGACGGTGGTGCTGGACGACGCGGCGAAGGCGAAGGCCAAGGCCGACGCGGATGCCAATGCGAAGGCCGAGTCGGAGCGCAAGCGGCGCGCGAACGAGAACAGGGATAAACTGCACAAGTCGTTAGGTGGTCTGCCGGCAGCCGGTGCCGCCGAGATCAGCGGACAAGATGGCGAGTTCGCTGCGCTGGAAAATCTCAGCGGTATGGAACTGGAGACTGCCGTCGCGCGCCTGACCCCGGAACAGCAGGATCGGTGGGCCCGGCAGTAGAGTAGATGGCGGACTTGCGGCGAACCTTCTCGATTGAGCTGAAGGTCGGCGAGTCCGTCACGATCGACAGGGGCAGCGTCCTGGTGACGCTGCTCGAGAAAAGTGGGCAGCGGGCGAAACTCGGTTTCGACGCCGCCAAGGATGTGCCGGTGAACAAGGTGACAGCTTTCCCCTCCGGCGCGGGGCAGGCCCGTAAGGGCATTCTCGCGGCGTAGGTTGATTCCGGCTTCGGCCGGTTCTATGGTTGGCGCGCAGGAAGTGCGCCTGTGTTCAACAGGAGCACTTCATGAAGACCATTGTGGGTCTCAACGACCCCAAAGCGGTAAAGAAGTTCTCAGCCTTCCTGGCTGTGGACGTTGGACGAAAGTCCTACTTCGCCAAGAAGTTCATGGGGGTGGGTGAGGAAGCCCAAACCCCGATCCAGATGCTCCCGCACCTGGAGAACGACGCGGGAGAGCAGATCTCCTACGACCTCGTGATGCAGTTGAAGATGCAGCCGATCGAGGGCGACAACACCCTGGAGGAAAAAGAAGAGGATCTGAAGTTCTACACCGACTCGCTGTACATCGACCAGGCGCGCGGCGGGGTCAACACCGGCGGCCGGATGACGCGGAAACGCACCATCCATGATCTCCGCAAGATCGCGCGGGTCCGGCAGTCGGAATGGTGGGCTCGTGTCTTCGACGAGCTGCTGTTCATGTACCTCTCCGGCGCTCGCGGCATCAACACGGAGTTCATCTACCCGACGACGTATGCCGGGTTCGCCAACAACGGCTTCGTCGCGCCGGATACGCAGCACATCCTGTTCGGCGGGGCGGCGACCTCCAAGGCGACGCTGGTGGTGGGCGACAAGTTCGATCTGAAGCTGATCGACCGGGCCGTGGCGAGAGCGGACATGATGGGCGGTGGTACCAGCATGATTCCGTCCATCCAGCCCTGCGAGATCGATGGCGAGCCGCACTACGTCATCTGCCTGAATCCGTGGCAGGAGTACGACACGCGGACCAACGCGACGACCGGGCAGTGGCTGGACATCCAGAAGGCGGCGGCATCCGCCGAAGGGCGCAACAACCCGATTTTCAAGGGCGCCCTGGGGATGTACAACAACGTCGTGCTGCACAAGCACAAGGCCGTCATCCGCTTCAACGACTACGGCGCCGGCGCGAACGTGCTGGCAGCAAGAGCCCTGTTCATGGGGCGGCAGGCAGCGGTGATGGCCTTCGGTTCTCCGGGGACCGGTCTGCGGTTCGACTGGCACGAGGAAACGCAGGATCGCGGGAACCAGGCGGTGATCGACACCGCGACGATCGTCGGCGTCAAGAAAACGGCGTTTACGATCGAGGGCACGAGCCGGGACTTCGGCGTCATCGCCCTGGATACCGCGGCGACCGATCCGGGTTGAGCGGCACGTTGTAGACGGAGGGGCGCGCAGTTGCGCGCCCTGTTCTCTCTCTTTTTGGAAGGAGCTAGACCATGGCAAACCACCTGTCGGACTACGCCAAGCGCATTCGTCCGATGCCCGTGCCGAGAGGCGCGGATGTAGTTGCAGTTCGCATGACTATCGCGTTGCCCGCAACGCACGCCGTCAACGACATCCTCGAATTCGGGGAACTGCCGGAGGACTGTGTGCCGGTCGATTTCGTGCTGGATGCAGCCGACATCGACACGAACGCCGCGCCTGCGATCGTCCTGGCCGCGAGTTTGCTGAACGCAGCCAAGACCGATCTGTCTGCAGGCGCGGATGACGGGGGCGCGAACTGGCTGACCGGCGCGACCATCGGGCAGGCCGGCGGCGCCGCGCGTCCCACCGTGCGCGCGGTGTGGCTGACCAATCCGCTTCCGACGACACGGCGGATGGTCGGCGCGAAGATCACGACCGGCGCAGCGACCGCGGCAGCGGGCGAAGTCGGCATGACCTTCAAGTATCGCCAGCAGCACTACGGCCGCTGAGTTCTACCGCAGGGCCCGGGGGCGGAAGCCCCCGGGAGTGCTTTGCCCATTTTCAGGAGGCTCAAATGCTTCTCAGAATCAAGCAGGTCCGTCAGCTCCCAAGCGGCAAGGGTTTCGGCACCGACATCGTGCTCGGCAGGGGCCCGGAGCAGCGCACTTACCAATTCAGGCCGCAGGATCCGAAAAAACCGGAGAGTGACCACGCCTGCAACGTCGCGGACGCCAAGGATGTCGCGCATCTGCTCTCGATTCCGGAGGGCTTCGAGATCCACGCGTCCGAGCACGGCAAGCGCAAGGTAGCCGCAGCGGAGGGCGCCGGCACCGGCACAACCCCGGAGACGCCGCCGCCAGTTCCGCCCGCCAAAGCCGGCGCCGAGATGACGCGCAAGCAGATGCTCGCCGCGGTGAAGAAGAAGACGGGAAAGAATCCGAATCCGGCGACGAGTACGAAGAAACTGATGGATCTTCTCGCCGCTTGACGAGTCGAGCAATAGGTCATGGCGACCACGATGCAGCAGCTCGTTGATCGGGCGCGTAAGCCCCTCAACGACAACGACAAGGTGCGCTGGCCGGATGCCACGCTGCTGGAGTACGCGAACGACGCGCTGCTTCGCCTCCGTTCGAAGCGTCCTGACCTCTTTTTCGGGCAGTTTCTCAACCTGCCTGGGGCTGTTACTTTGGCGAACAACTTCCCGCTCGGGGATGAGTTCATCGAGCCGGTGGCGGACTACTTGCGAGCTCGAGCGCACACGCACGACACTGAGGCCGCCGAGGAGGAGAAGGTGGCGATGTTCTCGAAGGCTTTCCTCGACATCGTCGGGGCCTGACGCATGGCGACGACGCTGTTCACGACGCTCTACGACGAGGTGCTGACAGAGGTCGCGGGGGTCACGCAGCCCGTGGCGCTGAACGCCATCAAGCAGGCGGCCATCGAGTTCTGCGACCGCGCCTGGGTCTGGATCGTGGACCAAGGGCCTATTCCGGTCGCGGCGCTGGCCAACACCTTCGACTGGGAGCCGCCATCGGGAACGGAGGCGGTGCGGCCAATGCAGGTCTGGCTGGACAAGCGGCCGCTGGTGCCGAAGACCGCGAACGAACTCAGCGAACTCTACGGCGACTTCATGCAGGCCGAAGGTTCGCCGGCGTGCTTCGTACAGAACCGCCCGGACCAGTTGATCGTGGTGCCGAAGCCGGTGAACGTGCAGCCCGGCGAGATCACCGCGAAGCTCGCGGTGAAGCCGACGCAGGCCGCAACCGGCATGGAGAGCGTGATTCTCAGCAAGTTCCGGGACGCCATCTGCCACGGCGCGAAGGCGCGACTTTACCGGATGCCGCGGAAACCCTGGTCGAACGGCCCCTCGGCGACGTACTACCAAGGGATGTTCGACAACACGGTGAGCACGGGGCAGGTTGCGGTCATCCGTGGTTTCGCCGGCGCTCGAGCGCGGGTGAAGGCGCACTTCTTCTGAGGAGCAGACGATGGCCGCACCCACCGTAGTCGTTTCTGTCAATTGCTCCGATCAGAATGGTGTTGCGCTGCAGGGCGCCACGGTGCTCGCGACGTTGATCGGCACCGATGTCTACAACAACGAGATCATCAGCCAGATCCAGCAGCAAGCCGTCAGCGACAGCACAGGCCTCGCGCAGTTCACTCTGTTCCCGAACGCTCTCGGCTCGAAACGCACCTACTACCGCTTCACCGTGACGCATCCGGTGACCGCGAAGAAAATCCTCGACGTTACCGCCATCGTGCCGAACACGAATTGCAACCTCGCGGCGATCGCCAACAACCTCGCGCGTGAACTCACGGCGCCGGCGGTACTGGCACAGCCATCATCGCCGGCCCTGACCTCGCTGGCCTCGCTGGTGACGGCGGCGGACAAGCTGCCGTACTTCAGCGGTATCAATACCATGGCGCTGACCGACTTCCCTGCGTTCGGACGCAGCCTCGTCGCAGCGGTCACTGCAGGGGCTGCGGCGACAGTGCTCGGGCTCGGCGCCGCCAATTCGCCCACATTCGCTGGGTTGACGCTGACTGGGCAACTGAAGGCCGCTAACGGTTCTGCTGCGGCTCCGGCGTACTCGTTTGCATCTAGCACTGGTGAGGGCATGTTCCTCGTTGGGGCGAATGTACTGGGATTCTCCACAGGAGGCACTGAGCGTGGTCGTTTCACCAGCGCAACGTTCTTCGAGTGCATCGCACTCAATGTACGAGGTACTGGATCAATTGGTGTTGCGCAAGCAGTTCTGGAATCTGACGCCGGTAACGTACTGGCGCAGCGCAATGGGGTGAATGCGCAGTCCTTCCGTGTCTACAACACGTTCACAGATGCTGCCAACTATGAGCGCGCAGAAATACGCTGGAATGCCAACGTCTTTGAGATCCTCGGCGGTGTAGCCGCAGGCACTGGTGTTACAAGCAGGCCAATGACGGTTGGAACTGGAGCGGCGAGCAATCTCTCGTTCACGACAAGCGGCGGTACACACCTCGTAGTTCGTCATCTGGCTAGTGTGGTGAACTACCTCACCGTGCGCGGTAATACGGCAGGCAACTCTCCGCACATTGAGGTTGATGGTTCTGATACCAACATCAGAATAAACTACAGCACGAAAGGTACCGGCGCACACGACTTTTATACGAATCAAGCGGGTAGTTTGCAGTTTGCCGTCGTACACACAGCCTCGGCTGATCGTGCAGTCACAATCACCGGGTCCAGCGGTGGCAATCCAACCATCTCCACAACTGCGGGCAACCTCGCAATCACACCGGCAGTTGTCGTAGCAGGCAGCTTTCTGAGTGTCGGTGGTACTCCGGCTGCCGCCGGGCATATCCGTCTGATAAGTGCTGGACAGCTTGCAACGCGCAATAACGCGAACACCTCTGACGTTGCGCTGATCCAATCTGATTCCAGTGATCGCGTAGTTCTGAACGCCGGAGCCGGCGCTCCGACACTGAACAACCATCACTTCCATCCATTTGCAGACAACGTTTATGATCTCGGCACAACGACCGGCCCGCTGAAATGGCGCACCGGCTACTTCGGCACCAGCGTCATCACGCCTCTGGTGGGGACTGGAGCGGCGCTCAATCTGACGTTCACGACGAGCGGGGGAACGCAGTTTGCAGCGAATCATATGGCTTCTGCTGTTAATAGTTTGTTTGCTCAAGGTTCAGCCAGCACTACTCCTCTTTTAGGTGCTCAGGGAGCCGGAGCCAATATCACAATAGAATATGCCGCAAAAGGAAGCGGGACGCATCGTTTCTATACAGACTTATTTGGTGGTGGCGGATCACTTCTCCAAATGGAAATTCTGCACACAGCCTCGGCTAATCGTGCAGTCACACTCACTGGGTCCAACGGTGGCAATCCGACTATCTCCACAACCGCAGGTAGCCTCGCCTGGGGCGCGGCGCTCGTTGCGAACGCAAACCTTCGTCTCAGCCACGGCACTTCCGCACTGGCAACCTCAGCAACGGAAGGGTTCCTGCACCTACAATCCTGCGCCGGTACTCCAACGGGCGTTCCGGCCAGCATCCCGACGGCGCAGATACCGACGGTCTACGACTCGACGAATCAGCGCATCTACTTTTACTCCGGGTCCTGGCGCTCCGTGGCGGTGGCCTAAATGCCCGAGTACCATGACAACC